CCCGTCTTCTACCGTCCAGTTGTATACTTCATTAACTTTTTGCTTTAACTCTTCCATCATCTTCCAACTCCTCCGCTTTCCGTCTTAATTCTCATATCAGCCTCCTAAGCATGGACTACTGGGAAATGAATATCACCAATCACTAGAGAGCCCACGCTATAATAATAGCCATTATGTTCTGCCTCACAGTTAGCGATAGCTACAGGATTTTGATTGTGGAAGATGGTTACTTTGTTTTTATAACCCGCTCCCCAATGGTCAGGGATTTCTTCCTGTTCTCCAATTTCAACATTAGTGATTACAGCGTCAAGTGAAACATTTTGAAACTCCCCACCTGCTGAGGCACAGCAATCACTTTCAGACATTTCAATAGTGACTTTTGTCCCATCTTCAAGTAGTAAAAAATCTTTATCCCATTCCACGATACGCTTATAGAGCAACAGCTCTTTTAGTTCTTCTAATGTTCCGTATCTTGCATTTCCCCAATCGGGTTCATAATAGTCTGGTAGTTCGATAGTTTTTGTCATCTTAATTTCCTCATTTCTTCAAATACTCAGTCATAATCTCGCCTCATGCGTTCCATTCCATGACCTCCACCTCTACCTCTATGCGAGGGTTTAAGCTGTAGAACTTGCCTACATCATGCAGAGCTATCTGACCGTCGTCTTGGAATACGATCCCTGACATACTGTCATATAGGGCTTTTTCGTAGTTGTCAATGTCAGGCTTTTTGCCTACTGGGATGATTTCATCTAGGAGGGCCTGCTGGTTCTTCTTGACCTTGGAAATGTACTGAGGAGGTTTGATGTAAAATCTAACCTTTGCCCTCAGTGCTCCCTCAAGAATAGGCTGCCCCATGTACTGATTAGCAATCAGCAACTGGCAGTTATTGCGCCAGGATTTCATGTCCTTGTCTTCGTAAGTAGTGGTAAAATTCCCACGCCTCGCAAATCGCGGCCGTGATTGAGGTTTAGGCTCAATGTTTAGGGTTAATTTCATTCAAGAGCCCCCTTAAATCCTGCCATCTCAAAGAGATTTTTTCTGTTTTCGTTTACGAACTCAAAGAATTTTTTAACCTCTTGTAGCGTCTTGATGTTGCTCTTGACTCGTGTTAATGAAGTGAAAAATACATCATTTTTGGGAATTGCCTTAGCTTTACACTTGTAGACCGGTTCAAAAAGGTCACCATTGTCATCTAGTGTAGGAGCCGTGTCTTTGTTATCAAAGCTAATGCTCATATCATAGTTTAGAGTCGTAACGACCTCTATTTTTTGTTTCTCAATGATGATAGCAATACGTTCTGTCACATTGATTTTACTTGCCATGTTCTTTCTCCTGTTAAAAAAGTGTCGTTTGCAAAGGGTACACATCTTCAAACGGTACTCCAAGTCTTAGACAGTCTTGTTTGATGTCCATTGTAGAAATCACATACTTGACGCCATTGTTTTTCTTGTCGTAATGTGGAAAAGTGTACCCGTCATTTTCAATTTTGATCTTGATGTCCGTTTTGGTTTCAGGTTTCCAATCCACCCAATCCGTCCACTCCATTCTTGTCCTCCTCAAACTTTACAAACGTTAGCCAGTGTGTGGTGCCTCTTTGCTGACCAAATAAGGGCTTGAATGGTATCACCTCTAGTAATTTCTTTACATTTATCTGACGGTCAGACCATTTAAAGACTAGTGTGCCGCCAACTTTTAGAACTCTCAGACATTCTTCAAAACCCTTGGCCAAATCTTCCGACCAGGTAACTTTGTCCAGCTGTCCATACTGAGCTTTCATTATCGAATTAGGTCCAGCCCATTTTAGATGTGGTGGATCAAACACAACTAGATTAAATGTGTTATCTTCAAAAGGCATGTCACGAAAATCACCGATAATATCAGGGTCTACATTGACCTTTTTGTCATGTATCTCAAATGTTTCTTGCCTAATGTCCATAAAAATTGTGTGACTTTCGTTTTTATCAAACCAAAACATACGACTGCCACAGCAAGCGTCAAGAATTTTAATTTTTGACATATATACCTCCTAAAACGGCAAACCGGCATTTGGGAGGTCAAAGGGATTAGGATCGGTAAAAGGTGAGCTATTCCCATTTTGGAAACTGTTGCCTTGTCCGTGCTGACTGTTGCGACTCTCTAGCAGAACTACACTCTCAGCGATTACCTCAGTCACATATCGACGCTGACCGCCTTTCTCGTAAGATCTAACTTGTATGCGTCCAATGATCCCAATAAGTGAGCCCTTGCTGCAATACTGAGCAATGATGTCAGCTGTACCTCTCCACGCTTGGAAATTGATAAAATCAGCCTCACGGTCTCCATTTTCATTTTTGAAATTGCGATTGACTGCAAGCGTGCCCTGCAAGCTAGATACATTGTTAGGCGTTTTTCGTAGATCAGGAGGCGCTACAAGCCTCCCAACCAGTGTGACGTTATTGATCATCTGATTTGTCCCCCTCTAGTGCTACGCTCTCCCAAGAGATACCCTAAAAACATCCATAGGATAGCCATCCCAATCTCTTTGATAAAATCATTCATTATTTCTCTCCTTTGCATTCATAACATACATTTTGACCTACATCTTTTCCCTTGATTATTGATAAGCTACCACATTTCTCACAGCTGATTATGAAACCTAAACCATTTGAATTAATACTGCTTATATTGTTCTCTGAGGGAACTTTGTAAATAATCAATGCGGATGTATGCCAATATTCAGCACTGACTCCACTGTCAGCGACAGCAGACACATTTGATTGAAATTTGATGTCAATCAACTTAATGCCTGGATTTTCGGCAAGCCAGCTATTTATTTGGTCGTCAATCACCTCATGATGTGGATAATCACATGAAAAAAATACGGTTTTAATCATATTCCCCTCCTGGATTGTGCCACCAGATCATCAGGTCTTCCTGATTATCTCTGATGTACTGCTCAAATTTTTCAAAGTGGACGATAGCATGTTTTAAGCGTTGCATACCCTCTCCAGATTTTGAGCAAAAGCTGAAAACTTTAAAGACAGGCTCAATCATGTCAATAATTTCTACGACTTGGCCATTGAGGTTCCAGACGCTATCCTCTCCCACATTGAAATCAAGGATAAACTCATCCCCTAGGTTGTGGATAACCTGCAATTTCTTGCCGTCCGAGTAGATGGCTACGCTGTCAGATATTTTTCTGATGTCCATGGTTACCCTCCCCATTGACTCTGGAGAAATATCCCAAGATTTTTCTATCTCCAATTTCCTTTTTTCGCCATACAGAGTCGCTAATAGGTCCTCTATTTTTCCTATTAACTCATCAGGCACCCCATATTCAGCCAATTCTTCTGAAATTTTTTCAATTTCTGTCATACTTACCACCCACATTGTTCATTTAGCTCAGCCTGAGTTAATGGATCGATACGTTGATAACCGCTGACTTGATAGTTCTTTTTAAAATCAAATCCGAGTTTACTTAGACCAGCCTTGAAACAGTCTTTTTCGGCTGTGTCTACAAAATACACCTCTAAAGTCATTTTTTGGGCATATCGTTTTAGGTCATTTTCAGCCCCTCTAAGAGTGTTAGGCTCATTTTGGAGGATTTGTCCACCGTCCAAGATTTTGCCCGTTTCTGGGTCAAAATTTGGGGTTTCCGTTGATTTTGGAGCCTGTTCTTGCTGTTTGGTTTGTTGGGCTGCTAAAAGCTCCTGATTAGATCGCTCTGCTCGTTCTAGATCCTGTCTGAGTTCTTCCTTTTGCTTTTCAAACTCATAATCAGTTTTGATTTGTTCAAAGACTTCAGCAAGAGTCAAGTTTTTCAGCTGTCTAATGTAAGGTGAGTCAGTCATGCCATACTCAGCACATAACCCTGAAATAGCTGACTTAGCCTTTTCAAATTCTTGCTGTTTCTGAAACTCAAATGTGACCATGTCATCAAGTGACTTCATAGTGGCTTTTTTAAGCGTCACGCCATCTGCCATGAAATCGCCAGCCTTGACATACTCAAGGGCCTTTTCATCAAAGAGACGAGGATCCAACATGTACTCAGCTGATTTGTTGGCTAGGTAACTCTTAACCGTATCTATTTTTAGTTGTCTTTGATGTTCTTCGATTTCCTTGATACCTTTGTCAAATTCACTAACTACGGTTGCAAATGGGTCAATAATTGACTTAGCATAACTATCCCATGTGTTAGCTGTCTCTGATAGTAAGTTTTTAGTGTCAATACGGATACGATTTTTAGACTCAATTAACTTGTTAAATTCAGCCCGCTTTGCCTTGTCGTCTTTGAGAGTTCCAGCTGTAGGAATATAGTCCTTGTACTTCTCAGTAGCCTCTATGAGGTCTTTTTCAAAAGACTCTCTAGTAAGTTCATCCGTTGTGATCATCTCATAGATTTTATTGATTTTCTTATCATCAATAACCTGTAATTCTTGCATGTTGTCCTCCTAATATTCAAGTTCACTGTCTAGCAACTCGCCCTGGATTGTTTCCTCGGTTTGAGCAGGTTCGGGATCTGCATGATTTGCCTCTTGCTCTTTGTTGAATTGCTCAATCTCGGCCATCTTGCGTGCCACGACATCCTCACGGCTCTCTTGAGGTGTGAGGTCTTTGATACGGTCAAATGTCTCTCCACCGTCGTCCTCTGTGTACATGTTACCCAAGTCCTCAGGGAAAGCCTCTCTAAGAGCATTTACTAGAGCCACTTTCCTGATCATGGTAGCTGGCATGGTGTTCCATGTACTTTGTTTCTTGTCATATTCCTCACGACTGACAACAATTTCCACAGGTACCTTGAAATTTTTGCGGTGCACTCTAGCCCATCCGCCTATCAGTGTATCTCCTGGGAGCATGATTGTCCCTTTGCGTTCGTGCACAACACCCTCACTGTCTACTACCACTACTCCAGCCTCAAAGCCCTCATAGTCTTTACATTGGGCGGCACGTTTCAAGAAAGCCTCTTTAGAGACAATCAAGCTAAACTCTTTGCCCCCATTACGGTTTGTGTAAGCTACAATGTAGACCTCGTTAGCAAATGGGTTAAGATTGCGACCTTTACACAAGGCTAGCGCCTGACCTACTTGTTTTTCAGTCAGTAGGTTTTGTGGGTCAAAATACTTTTTGATGTCTGCCCCGGTCAATAAACTTGGGTCAGTAGTGATGTTACGTTTTGTCTGTGTTGCTAATTGATTATTAGTCATTTTCTTCTCTTTTTCTTTTAGTAATTAAACATTGTCCCACAGTATCCAGCTTCTTCTAATGCTAATCGGTTCAAATAGTGTGACATATCGCTAATACTCATTTTTCTAACCATTTTCTCGGTTAGATAATCGCCATCAATTTCTTCTCTCATTGCCTCTCTAAGTTCTTGTTTCCATTTTTTGTAATATAATCGTTTTTTCATTTCTTTCTACCTTTCGTCTTCTTCAAATTCCAATTTTCACGCTCTAAATGCTCTCTATTCATAGGCTAACAATCTCCTACATAGATCCATTGACCAGCGCTGAAAATCCAATCAGCTGGGTCAAGTTCTTCTCGTTCTTCAGGCGGTTGCATTATATCTCTGTCGTAATCAAACATGCGCATACACCTTTCCAAGTTCCAGCACTCGTTTCACATATCTGGCCTTTGACGTTAGCCCAAGATCCAGCAATTCGTTTTTTTCTTCATGATTAGCCAAAAGCCAGACACGGTTTTCAAGTTCAATTCTAGTCATCTTCCTGCTCCACATCTTCAATTTTCACTTCGCTATTTAGACGTTTCATGGCTTCATCTACCGACTTGCCGTCTAAGACGTCCTTGATCATGTGGCTTACATCATAAAACGATTTAGCTATGGTTCTTCCTTTTTCGCTATCAGGAACCAAACCGAGGTCTTGCATAAGTAGGAATGCTACGCTTGCGTCGTGCATTTCTTTCTGAAGCTGTTTGATTTTTTTGATTGTTTTTAGTGCTTTAAACATATTGTTCTCCTTTTATTCTCCTACTTTCCAAATTCGGCAACGTGACTCAATTTCTGGTAGTTTTTCATTTTGATAAACCCAATCGTTACCATGAACACCTGATGCGATGTAAGATATAGATTTTAAGTAATCAATCGCTTCTTCTTTTGTTCCAAAAACTCTTGCAATATAGTCTTGGTGCCCCGTCGGTAAGAAATCACGTCCAATCAAACTGAAATCCTCGTTTCCAGTTTCAGTATTCTTGACATAAATCGATATAATGTACATCTACATTTCTCCTTGCAGTCTAGCCTTGATATCAAAGTTTTCTTTGTACTTGTAAGCAGCAAGCTCCTGCTTCAAGTCATGGTTTTCTTGCTCACGCATAAAACGACGTTTGCGCTCTTCGAGAAGGTCATTGCTAACCTCAATAGCAACCTCTCTCCAGTCAAGGTTGACTGATTTAAGAACTCCTTCAAGTCTGAGTTTTAATTTAGTAAGTAGTTTCATTAAGCTACATCCTCCTCGTTGTCGAGCATTTCATTTACAATTCCGTTCCAAATGTCATAAAAACGATGATTTTCTGGGATGATAATTGGTTCATCTGGTTCTAATTTTCGGCCGTAAGCATATACTGTGACTTTCATTTTATCTTCCTACTTTTTTAATTATCTTCATCTTGTTTAGGCAAACTAGGAATTGTTAACGACCCTTTTCTGTTGATAAAGTATTGAATTAAAGAAGGATGATCGTCACTCCATCTTCCGTTGTATAGCTCTAAAAAAGTTAATAGCAATTTTTTCTTTGCAAATCCTTCGATATCTTCTGATGTCAAATCTGATTTCTTCAATTGTGTCAACATTCTGTTTTCATCAAAAACTGATGTTGTATACAAAGTCCATAAAACAGATTGTAAAAATGGTTTGTTAGGCAGTTTTGTTTCGTTTAAAACGCGTTCGTAGAACTTACAAAATTCTCTTAACTGTTTTTCGTTTGAAAATACATAATCGCCTTTTTTTAATTTTTTGACTACGTGTGCTGCCGTACCATCACGTCTTCCTGAACCAGCTACGATTACCATCTTGTCACTAAGCAATTCGTTCTCGTCTAAAAATTTAGCTAATTTAACAAATTCAGGATCTCCCTCTAAAGCGAACGAATACACATAATCTTGTAATGCCCAGTTGACAGCTGATGTATTCATCGAAATTACTGTCTTGAAATTAGCGGTCGGATCAATTATGTAGCGCACTGGTTTTCTATGTTTTCTCAAGTAATAAAGACGATGTTGCCCGTCGATAACTTCCATTTTTTCATTTACCAAAATCGGCTGACGTTGTCCCTCAGAAAGTAGCTCCTCTTCCAATTTAGGATTTTCAGTTATTTTTCTATTACTAATTTTGCGAAACATATCATATTCAGTAGTTGTTAAAATTTCATTTGTATTTAAGTTCATATTCATGTTATAATCCTCTTGTAAAGTTTTTTAGTATGCGCCTGATTGCCGTCAGGTGCTTTTTGTTGTCTTCTAGACTGTCTTACTTTCCATTGCCCTGAGTTCTATCTCATGGCTGACTTGTTTCAATAGCTTCTCACACGCTATTTTAGCTTCTCTGTACGTTGTAGATTCGCTGATGAAGTAGTCAGCAAGTTCGATAATTTTATCTTCCATTCAACCTCCTATATCAGTCTCAAGACTGATGTAATATCCTCCTAAATTGCTATAATACTCTTGACTAGGACCTCTCACGTTTTAGTCAAAATTCCAATAGAAAGGAGGAGTTTTTATGAAATCCTTTAAAGATTTTCGAGAATCTTTAACAGCTGAAGATATGCAAGCTATCTCTGCTAAAGCTAATGAAGCTACTAAACAGATTGACCATACAGACGGATTGCAACTGGGGAAGGTCAGTGGTTTGACTTCTGTAATAACTACTATTGAGTTACTTGAGAAGTATCATGAATGGCTTCATAGCTAAGACGCTTAAATTCTTCTGAGTCTATCTGAAAATTGATATGCTTTTTTTGTAAACGCTCAAGAAAACTAGTGTTTCTTAAAAGTTTTTCAACTAACTCAGGGTCTGCCTTTACAAAGGTGGACTCTTTTTTCCCACTATACGGATATCGTCTTGGTCTCATTTTTTCTCCTTTCCTATTTTTCAAAGTCCTAAAATTGAAATTTCTCTCTTTTATTTTTTAGAGAAGTATTAGTTTGTTGTAAGTTAGTAGTTATTACTAAGTTAGTGCCGTTAGGCTTAGATTATTGTATAGTTAGTACTTGTTGTATAGTTAGTACTTATTAGAGGGCAATTTTACACATGGCAATTTTACACATGGCAATTTTACACATGGCAATATTTTCCAACTGTATTTTTAAACTCCGTTATCTGTGGATAACTCTTTCTCAAGATTAGTTTTTAGATACTCAAAGTAATCATCTGAAATAGGCATATCTGAAAAAAATCTATATACCGTTACGCCTTTACCTCTGCCTAACCCTAAGCGATATACTCTGAGATAGCCTGCTTTCTCTAAAAGCTTAAAGTGCTCATCTACGGTGCGCCTGCTTATTCCTAGACGTCGTGCAATCTCGTCAGGATACACAACCCAATCAGACTTATTCATCAAGATTACTGTAAGGATACCTATCGTTGTTGCCTTTAAACGTTTGTCTTGAGCATAAGCATTATTCAAAGATGTGTAATTCCCATGAGTATTCCTGATTATATACTGCATACCTCATATTTAATCCCCTTTCTCTCCACTTATTTTCAATCATTCTTCCCCATTTCTATTTTTTTGTTACGGTTAAACCGCAATATCAGGTAAAAAAATAATATCATCTACTGATACATCGAAAACACTAGCGATTTGATATGCTTTCGAAACACTAGGTTCTGTTATCCCACGTTCCCAATGCCCCCATGTATCAACTGATACATTCACAGCTGCTGCCGCATCACTTTGTCTCCAGTTTTTGAGTGTTCTTAGTGTTTTTAATGTCATTTTCGACACGTTCCTACCTCCTTATTTTTCTATTTGTTCCTCGCAATTCTGCTATAATGTAGTCAGAAAGGAGGTAATGTTATGACTGATCACCAGCTAGAAACTTCTTTAATCGTCCTTGGCAAAGAATTTGATAGAACCAAGAAAAACGGAAAAGAAAGTTTTAGTGTTCATGTTTCTTTTTTTGATGGTTTAGATGCTAATCAGCATCTTCAAGAGTTTGCACGACAATATCCCGTAAAGATTGACCGTTCGAACTCTGACCAAATAACTTTTCTAATAAAGTAATATCGTTTAGAGGGAAGGGATTGGTTTCAACTCTATCGTTAAACGTTAAAACAACTTCACACTTCTCCAGATAATGATTGGTAAATTCCACTCGCTCAACTCCGTCGAGAAACATTCCATCGACGAATACAGCAGGGTGGTTTTTTCTTGCCGTCAACAATACATCATGCTCTGATGTATTTACTGATATAGTTCTGTTAGTTGCCATTTGTTTGACCCTTTCTTTAGATAGACCGTCCTAGTCTTTTAGAAATGATTTCTACATCTGAGTCGTCCAGTTTCAACTGGTCGGCTTTTTCATTTAAACGAGCTTCGACAACTTGGTTAATTTCAATCCATTCTCGTTTTGTAAACTGGCTTCTGAATTTTAGAAATTCGTTTATTGTTTCTTCCATCCGTCCTCCTTTCTGTTTATGATATAATGAAATCAAAAACGAGGTAATTCTGATGTTTAGTTTGATTGATATTTTGAATATTTCTGCCGCCTGGCTTGGTGCTATTACTGGTGTTGTTAGCTTGATTTACTCTTTGAAAGTCAATAGAGTGAAATTGAGTATTTCTAAATTCCATAAAAAGAGAATGAACGAATACTCTTGTTATCAATACAGTTTTGTTTTGTCTAACCAATCCAACTCAAATGTCGTAATCAAAAATATCCAACTGTTTGACAAAAACGGAAAAGAAATTTTTGACAACGGATTTAATACAGCTATTGCTCTCCCTGAGAAAAAATCAGACCCTTTTGGTTTGATTAGTAGTACGCAGACCTTTTTTAACGTAGAATGGTACTCTACACCATTTGAAGATGAAATAGAATTAAATCCATACTCGTTTGAAAAGTTGTCATACTACCTTAACGAACCTCCACATACTATCAAGGTCAAGACCAACAGACAAATTCATTATCTTTCTAAATCTAAATCATTCCATCCTGTCTTTAATAAAGCAAAATAGATTTATTACAGCACAAACTACATTTACGATTGTTACTATGATTAGTCCTAGTTCGTTCATTCTATTCTCCTTTCTTAACGAGGTAATTCTGATGAAAGTAGGGTACTTACTCTGCTTTTTTTAAAATTTTCAAAAGTATTGAAAGTCCACTAGCTAACCCAACTAGATACCCTCGTCCGTAGTCTGTCGATAAGAATTTCAATAATTCAATTGTTTCTTCTTCAGTCATCTTCTACTCCTATCAGTAAATTTTTTCTCTTGATTGTCATTTATGCTCAACGAAATCTTAGAATCTAGTTCATCCAACTTCTCAGCAATATATGTCACAGTCCTCAATATCTCGTTGAGGGCTGTTCTTTCTAGTTCGTTCATCTTCCCACCTCCTTGTCTTTTTTATTTTGCTCTATGAGCAACAACCTGCCAAGGATTCGAACCTTGGTGATACCAATCAGGCTACATTTAATTTATCAAGCATTCCTGCAAATGCTGCATCAAAACGAATGTCATCGATTTCCTCTTGAGTGAAACCAGAATCGAGAAGGTAACGCTCTTGGCGTTCAATCTCCTCTGCTAACTCTGTCCATCCAAAAGCGAATTGACGGCAGTTAGTACAGAATGTTTCAAATTGGCTGTAGAGGAAGTTTTCCTCGTAAGTACCTTGGATTAAAGTTTCCTTAGCTACTGCTTTAAAGATGTTGATTGCTTTCTCGTTTAATGTGTTCATGGTGTTTCCCTCCGGTTTGTTTTTGTTATTTCCTTAAGCTTGATTATATTATACTGCGGTTTAACCGCAATGTCAAGTGTTTTTTGCGTTTTTTTCGCAATTTTTTATTTTATTCTTTACTTTTTTGCGTTTTTGCCGTAAAATATACTATATAAGGAGGGGCGGAAATGAAAGTCGAAAATAAAGAAATTTTTGCCAATAATCTAAGTTTTTACATGGAGCAAAAAGGGGTAGACAGAAATACATTATGTGCAGACTTGGATTTAAAATACACTACAGTTCGCGACTGGCTGAAAGGAATAACTTATCCTCGTATTGGTAAAATTGAACTTTTGGCAAACTATTTTAATATAAATAAATCTGACCTTATCGAAAACAAGATTTTTACCGCACAACCGTCAGACTCCCTTTTAGAAGAAATTACAAATACAGCTCGAAAATTAAATACTGACAATAAAAAAATCGTGCTACGGACATCTGAGGAGCTTCTGGAGAGTCAAGAAAACGAAGAAGAAACGAAGATAAACGAAGTATCGGAGAACATCATCAGACTGGACGACTACAGACAGACTACTTACCGACGTGTTACTGGGGTTGTCTCTGCTGGTAGTGGTTCGATACAGGACGACGATTTAGATATGGAGGTTTCGTTCTATGAGGATGAAATCCCAGACGACTACGACGCTATCGCTTATGTCGTCGGCAACTCTATGGAGCCAAAGATAAAGAATGGTGACTATCTTTTTATAAAGAATACCCAACAGGTTGATTATAACACTATCGGCATCTTCCAAGTAGACGGCGCTAACTATGTTAAGAAACTGCGTCAGGGATATCTGGAAAGCTTGAATCCAGATTATGAGGATATACACCTAGACGAAAGCAACGACATCCGAACTATTGGGGAAGTTGTCAGTGTGTATAGGGAGAAATAACATGAGTAACGAAAGTAGACCGATGGAAGTGATTAAACACAACCTAGATTGCAAATGCCACAGACGAAGAGAGTGGATTAGAGTAAATGATAAATGGCATGCTATCGAGTTTTCGGTAGACGATCCAAACGAACCTCCTATGACAGAGGAAGAGAAAGCCAACGTGGCCTTAATTCTTCAACAACACTTATCGAAAGAATAAAACCAACTGTTTCCAAAATGGAAATAACTCAAAAAAGCCCCACGCTCTCGGTCGGCAAACTTCTGAGCGTGAGGCATGTGACAGGAAAAGATTTTCATGGAGATAACCTCTCATGATGTCTTTTCTTGTACCCATTTTATCATTTTTTAGGAAATTTTGAAAGAGGTACTACTATGATAACAACAAATAAAGTAGCTATATATGTCAGGGTATCGACGACAAACCAGGTTGAGGAGGGATACTCTATAGATGAGCAAAAAGACAAGCTCTCTAGCTACTGCGACATTAAAGACTGGAATGTATACAAAGTATATACTGATGGAGGTTTCTCAGGATCCAATACTGACAGACCAGCGCTAGAAAGTCTTATCAAAGACGCTAAAAAAAGAAAATTTGACACAGTTCTAGTCTATAAGCTGGACCGTCTTAGCCGTAGTCAAAAAGACACGCTTCACTTGATTGAGGATGTATTCATCAAGAATGGGATTGAATTTCTGAGCTTGCAGGAGAACTTTGACACCTCTACTCCTTTTGGTAAGGCTATGATTGGACTCTTGAGCGTCTTTGCTCAGCTAGAAAGGGAGCAAATCAAGGAACGCATGCAACTTGGCAAGCTAGGACGTGCCAAATCTGGTAAATCCATGATGTGGGCTAAGACATCCTATGGTTACGATTACCACAAAGAGACAGGCACAGTGACCATCAATCCAGCTCAGGCTCTGACCATTAAGTTTATCTTTGAGAGTTACCTGAGAGGGAGATCTATTACTAAGTTGAGAGATGATCTAAATGAGAAATACCCAAAGCATGTGCCTTGGAGCTATCGGGCGGTCAGAACCATACTCGATAACCCTGTCTATTGTGGTTTCAATCAGTATAAGGGAGAAATTTATCCAGGTAATCATGAGCCGATTATTTCAAAAGAGGAATACGATAAGACTCAATCTGAGCTAAAAATAAGACAAAGAACAGCAGCAGAGAATGTCAATCCTAGACCATTCCAAGCTAAGTACATTTTATCCGGTATCGCCCAATGTGGATATTGTGGCGCTCCTTTAAAAATTATGTTAGGCGTAAAGAGGAAAGATGGGAGCAGGTTAAAAAAATATGAATGCCACCAAAGGCACCCACGAACGCTGAGAGGCGTTACTACCTACAACGACAATAAAAAGTGTGACTCAGGATTTTACTACAAAGACAAGCTAGAGGCCTCTGTGCTAAAAGAAATAAGCAAACTACAAGATGACGCTGATTACCTGGACAAAATATTTTCAGGAGACAATGCTGAGACCATAGACCGTGAGAGCTATAAGAAACAAATAGAGGAGCTATCAAAGAAACTGAGCAGACTTAACGATCTATACATAGATGACCGCATTACCCTTGAAGAATTACAGAGCAAGTCAGCCGAATTTATAAGCATGAGGGGGACTCTTGAAACTGAACTAGAAAACGATCCAGCACTCAGGAAGAACAAAAGAAAGGCTGATATGAGGAAACTGCTAAACGCTGAGAAAGTCTTTTCAATGGACTACGAAAATCAAAAGGTGCTTGTTAGAAGGCTTATAAACAAGGTTAAGGTGACAGCTGAGGACATTGTTATCAATTGGAAAATATAA